CCGGTGAGACCCTTCACGTAGACGCCTTGCTTGACACGGTCGGCCAACGACAGCATCGAGCCAACGTAGCCCTTGCCGGCTTCCTTCAGCGCGGCGGCGGTCGCCTCACGGGCGGCCTTGTTGTCGGCGGCGCGCTTCTCGCGTTCGGCCTTCTTGGCGGCGAGTTCGGCGATCTGCGCGGCCTTCTTCGCTTCGGCTTCAGCCTTCTTCTCGGCCTTGGCGGCGAGCTTGGCTTCGAGTTCGGCCTTCTTGGCGGCTGCGGCCTCGCTGAACTTCAGGTCGGGGGTCGGGGTCTTCACATCTTCGGTCATGTCGGGTGCTCCTGCACGTTGGTTGAAAATCGAGAACCCCGATTCTACCACAGCGCTGTCCGGTTGTCCAGCCACATGCCCGATGACCGGGTCCGTATTGCGACGTCCTGCATGGATTGCTTGCATATCTGCCTCTTGAATGGAGGCGCTGTCGGCGACAGACGTACCCCCCTCGGATGGGGCAGATGACATGCCGGGGATATGCTTCGGGACCGGCACGATCTTTTTCGCTGCGGCCTTCATTGCCTTGCTCTTTTCGACTGCCTGGGCTTTTGCCATGATGTCTCTCCAAGGTTTGACCTCGAATGCTGTCGAGGTCGTGGTAAGAATGCGACGCGCCGACTCGAGCAGCGCGTCGTCGGGGATGTCGGGATGATTCCTAGATGTCACGTTTCGCGATTTCGCTCATGTGACGAATGATACGGTCGAGCTTCGACTCGATTTGGGTGAGCTTATCGATGACTTCGGTCGCCGCCATCCGGGCGGGGTTCGCCCGGCCCGAGATGTAATTCGACTCGATGTTCAACGCGCGGCGCGCGCCCGCGACATTCCCGTCCGTCACGGGGAAGAATGTCGGATCGACATTGGCGTACTGGCCCATGGTGAAGGAATTCGCGAATTCAGCGTCGGTCTGCCTGCTCTCAACGTACATGGCCTTGACCACATTCATGAGAACAAACATCTTCGCGTTTCCGAGCATACTGCGGGCCATTTACACCACCACCCGCTTCTGCTTCGCCATGGCCTGCTTGCGCTGGAACGCTTGCGCGAGCTTCCAGTCGTGCATCGTAGCCTTCGGGCGCGCGGCCTTCAGAACCTTCTCGGCCATCGTGAGCGTCCAGCCGGAGTTCACGTCGACGGCATTGGCAGCGCGCTGCGCGGCAACGCGGGCGAGCTTCGTATCGTTCAGAGCATGAACCGAGGGCATGCGACTCGGGCGTTGCGGATCCTCCAGCGTACGGAAATGCTTGCGACCGTACTCGGGGATACCTTGCGCGCTGCCCGGATTCTTCTCCAGGTTCACGCGCTTGTTGCGAGCGGTCCGATTCGCCTGTTGCGAATTGGACGCCGCACGGGAATGACGGCCGATCTTCTGGCCCTTCGCTTGCTTCTTCTGTTGGACTGCAGCCATGGTGATTCTCCTTAATGGATGATGTGATTGGTGGGGTTCAGTTCGCCGACGATCGGGTTCTTGTGACCGAGCGACTTCGCGACTTGCAGAGCGTGTTGTGGGCTGTCCGCGAGAAATTTCGGACCGGGGACGAGGTCGATCACGCCATCAAGGCGCTTCTTACCCTCGAACCACGTACCGGGTTCCTCGACGTAGACACGGAACCATTTCATGCGATGTACCTCGTGTTTCGATCGAGCGTGAATACGCGACCAGAGTCGGTCACGATAAGGATGGCGTCGGATCTGACGCCGATTTCTTCGATGCCCTCCCCGGGCTGAAGGTGGTGGGTCTCGCGCAGAGCGGCATCGAGGCGAAGCTCGGCGGCATCGATGCGGTCATCTTGGTCCTGCCTGTGGTCATCGCTGACGACCACAGGTTGGTTGTGGTGGATCGCGCAGTACTTCGCGATCGCATCCCGTAGGTTGTTTGTGGCTTCAAGCAAATTCATTGCGGTACTCCACGGTGAAGACATTTTCCTTGATGGTCGGATCGTCGGTCTGTTCGAGGGAAATCGCGCCGGCAAGTATCGCGTACATGATCAAGGCATCGAGTTCCTTCGCGCGCTTCGGGATCACGATACCCCACATCGACCCGAGGCAATTCTTCCCGCAGCCGCAGGCGATGTGGTTGATCTGACATCCCAGTATCTTCATCCCTTGGTGCTCCCAGACCCGGCGAAAGCTCTCGGCGGCGTTACAGCCGGTGTAGCACCATTCTTCCCCTTTCGGACAGCATTCCAGGACTTCGACCTCCTTCTTGATGTCGTACGGGACGATCATCAAGAATCGGGCATTGCTGTTGTCGCCGCGATCCGGGATCGGGGGTGGCGTCGTGAGTGGGGGCTTTTCAGCGATTTCCATGATCATTCTCCTTCCGTGACCGGGATTGAGGACTTCAAGAGGGAGCAATACTCCTCCAGGTCGGCGATAGCCCGGGTGCGACCCGCCTTGCTGTTCTGGTATTGCTTCCGGGTGACCTTCGTAGTGAGGTCGAGCATCACGCGGGGATTCGCCGAACGCGTCATGACGATGCCCGTCGAGTTGAAGAGCATCAGTCCCCGCTTGATCACGGTCAAGCGGAACAATTCGACCGCGTCGCCGGTGTACGTGACCGCACCGGACTTCGAGACGTTGATAGCGGTGCCGTCAGCCATGCTTCACCATCCCTTTCAGATCCGCCTCACACGCCTGGAGGCGCTTGATTTCGATGATCGCACATTCGGTGCCGGTGATGCGCGACAGACCGAACGTGTCCGGATTACCGATCTGCAGCTGGTCGAACACTGCCTCCCAGGCACGGGCACATTCCTTGAGGCGTGCGAGTTCGAAGCTGTCGATTTCGACGTTGGGATTGACCTTAGTCATTGCTCGGCTCCTCGACGGGTGCTTCGTACGGCTTGATGTCGTCGATCACGACGGGTGCTTCGTGCGGCTTGATGTCGTCGATCACGACGATCCGGACTTCGGGCTTCTCGGCCTCTTCGGTGAGCTTGACGACCGTGTTCGTGTTCCCGTCGTAATCACGGCCGATGCGGCGCAGCTTCCCGAGGACACGGGCGAAGACCTCGATTTCGGCACCGCTCAGATCGGCGGCATATTCCTTGTTCCATTCCAGCTGGATCTTGACCTTCATGATTGCTCCTATTAGGCTAATGAAGAACTGGCCCCTATCGACCAAGTTCGATTGTACCACGCGGACGCGTAGTCCACAACCCCCTTTCGGGGGGCTGGACAACTACGCGCCACCGTCGCGGTCTTCGTCGTCGAGTGAATCGGCGCTGTTCCGGTCGACGGGTTGGACCGTGACATCCGGCTTCTCGAAGGGATTGGCGCAGTCGGAATTGCAGCCGGCGAGCGGCGCGAGGATCGCGGCGATGACCGCGAAGGTCGTGATTGCGATGGTGATGCGAACCCACCGTGCGATCTCATTGACCTTCGCCTCTTGGCGCGCGACCCGCGCGGGCTGTTCGGCCCAGGCACGGATCTTCGCAGCCTCGGCGGCGCGGCGCGCGGCATCCTGGTTGTATTCGTAGTCAGACATGGTCGCTCCTCAGTTGGGGAATTGTTCGATCGTGCCGTCGAAATAGACGCGGGTGATACCGCCATCATGGAAGAAGTCGGCGACTTCGTGCTCGATGGACTCGGGCTCCAGGCTCGCGGTCGCGTTGAAGGGTTCTGGCAGGTCGCCCGAATCGCGCAGGACGAGCAGGAGGGCCTTCGCCCCCTCGGGCGATTCGTGGGCAGCGTGTGCCATGGCGGCGAGCACGGATTGCGACGGGTTGGTCATGCTCAGGCTCCCTTCACAAGTTCGTGACTGTTGCCATCCTCGTCCTCGATCAGCAGGCGTCCGGTCGACTCTTCGATCGCGAGGAGGCACCAGCCCTCGGGCGTACCGATGTTGGCGAGCAGACCCTCTTCATAGTCGCTGAGCGCGTCCATGATTCGGTCGAGGTCGACGGGGCAGTCGTTCTGCCACTGCGCGAACGCCCATGCTTGGTCGTACATGTCGGGCGCGACCGTGAACTGCGACAATACTTCTGTGCTCATAATAGCTCCTAATACGGCAGAATCGCCGACCGAAGCGCAGACCCGCTGCGCTCGGGGTCGAAGATCGCGCTAACCCTTGCGGGTGGCGAGGAGGAGCAGCAATGCACGCTGCCTGCGGCGTCCGTAGGTGTTCGCGATGCGCAGGGCCGTCACGTGGTCGATTCCGTCGCGACGGAGCTTGCGGTAGAGGGCGATGGCGTCCATGGCTCAGGCTGCCTTCGTGGCGAGGGCGGCATCGCGCAGGGCGGCGACGTCGGCGGTCTTGATGAAACCATTCTTCAGCATGCCGCGCGCCTTGTTGCGCAGGTTCATCGACTGCTGCCCCGGGTTCAGCTGCAGGTAGGGGTTGCCGGGCAGCTTCATCGCGGCGATCAGGACCGCGACGACCTGTTCACGGCTCAGGCCATCCAGCGCCTGGGCCATCGCGTCGTTGCAGTGCGGATTGCCGTTCGCGCCCTTCGTGTAGCCCAGGGCGGCCTTACGCAGAGCCAGCATCGGGCCGGTGTAGCCGGCGGCCTTCGCGGCCGGGGCGTCCTGCTCGGCGATGTAGGCGGCGATTGCGTCCTCGGTCGCGTTGTCGCCCAGGACGGCGATTGCGTCCACGCGCCACGCGGCGAGCGCTGCCGCGCGCTCGGTCGCGCGCTTCGCAGCCAGCGCGTCCGGGGTCAGCTGCGCCACGGGCGCGGGTTGCGGGGTCTCCGGGTGCGCGGGACCACCATAGGTCGCGGCATTCTGGGCGGCGAGGGCGGCCTTCAGCGCAGCCTTGCTGGCAGCCTTGCGGGCCTTCTCGGCGGCCGCATTCGCGGTGACGGCGGCGGCGGACTTATTGACGGACTTGATCGGCTGGCGGGTGGTCATAGTGGGCTCCTATTGGCGATTGGGGGATGGGCGGGGCGCACGGCGCGCCCCCCACCTTTAAAGGAAGCAAGCACCGTGCCAGCGTCCTGGACCGGGTCCCGGGGGGTACTGACAGCGCTGTCATGACACGGCTGGTCACAATGAGCGCTCACTAACTGACAAAGCTTGTCACCCGTATGACGAGGCTGGTCATATGTTGGGTGGACACAACACCCAGGCAGACCGGAGGGGGTCCCCCGGGGCGGGGGGAGGGGGGTACCCCCCTCCCGTGGTGTCGGCGCCACAGGCATAGAGCGTGCCAGCTACCAGACGATGTAGTCTGACTACAGGCGCCGGGCTCCAGGTTTCCCCCCTCCCCCTGCTCCAGGGCAGGGCTCCAGGGGGCGAAGACCGGGTATCGGACTACCCCTCCTACCCCCTCCTATCTCTAGAGAGCAGAGAGGGAGGGGAGGGAGGGGAGAGAGGGAGACGGGAGGCGTACCGGACGACGGGGGGCCCTCCATACAGAGGGGGGAGGAGGGGGGGGTCTGGCACGAGTCTTGCTTTTGGGGCGAAGCCCGGATCCACGGACAGCCCAGGGGGCCCCCAGAAGCAAGACTCGTGCCAGCCCCTTGGGGCGAAGCACGCTGCCTAGGCCCGGGGGTTTGGTGCCTGCCCCACGCTACGTGCCTTGCCCAGGCTTCGGCCCGGCTCCCGGGCTTCGCGCGCCTTCGTGCCGGCGAAGGGTAGGGAAGGGCAAAGGCCGAAGCGCCGCGACAAACCCCAATGGTCTTTCCTGTCTTTTCGCTATTTCGGAATTTTTGTTACACTCTGTCACAGCCCTAAGCTTATGATCTGCGATTCGCGCCCCATGGTTCTTCTCTAACGATCCTCCCTTAATGGGGCTTGACACGAGTTCCCGCCTGTGCTACACTCGCGTATGTCTTCCGAATCCATGACCCTCGAAAATGGCCAAATAGTCACCGAGGATCTGCTGTCTGTCGAAGAAGAAGAATTCGTGCTTGCAGTAGTTGAGCGCGGCGGCAACATTGGTCAAGCGTACCGGGACGTATTCACTGGCTCACACGTTTCTGCAACGGCTCGGGCACAAGACATCCTCCGCCGTCCTGCAGTTGCACGTAGACTTGCTGAGTTGCGTGGTACCCTTCATGAAGCCCAACTGATCACGCTTGAGTCCCATCTGGTTGAACTCGCGGACATTCGGGATATTGCGAAGGCCATGGGACAGATCAAGATCGCACTTGAGGCTGAGAAATCACGGGGGACCGTGATCGGCCTTTATCAGGCGAAGGGTGAGAATACCCAGATTCCGAAGACAGTGTCCCACCTGGAGAAACTTGCTGAACGTGTCATGGGAATGATGCCGAGCAGGGCCGGTGCGGAAGATGCAGTCATTGTCCACGCAAGTGCGGAGCGTGTGCAATGAAGACGTTCACCCCCGTCACTCTTTCTGCGCGTCTGGTCGAAGCTTTCGGAGCGGCGTACCTTTCGCCGATGTATGATGACGCCCAACCCGTACCGCCCTTTCATCGGGAATGTTGGACACTCTACTGTTCGGAAGAACCGAACGTGGGAATCGCAGCACCCCGGGGTCACGCCAAGTCTACGGCTCTTACGCATACGTTCGGCTTGGCGGCGGCTTGCTGGCGCGCGGAGAGTCACATTCTCATTGTTTCGGCGACCGAGGATCTCTCGATGTCCCATTTGGGTGACATCAGTAAGGAACTCCACGACAATGAAGAACTTCGCTCCGACTTCGGAATCGTCGAATTCATTGTGGACGCCAAGTCGGAAATCGTGGTTCGCTGTGAAGACGGTTACGAGTTTCGGATTATCGCGAGAGGCGCTGGACAGAAACTCCGGGGTATGAAGTGGAAAGGCCGTCGCCCAGGTCTAATCCTGTGCGACGACATGGAAGAAGACGAACAGGTCGAGAATGTCGACCGTCGGACGAAGTTTAGCCGTTGGGTGATGCGCGCTTTGATGCCTCTCGGGCGGCGCGGCGCGAAGATCCGTTGGCATGGGACCATCCTTCATCGGGATGCATTCCTGTCCAAGATCATGAAGAACGACTCGTGGGTGAGCCGCCTGTTCAAGGCCCACCGTTCGTTTGATGATTTCAGTGATATCCTCTGGCCACACATGTGGTCGGAAGAACGACTGAAACTGAAGCAGAAAGAATACATCGGGGCAGGGGACCCGGCGGGCTATTCGCAAGAGTACCTAAATGACCCCCTAGACTCGGCAGAGGCGTACATCCAATCGGGTTGGTTCCAACCGATGACGGAGTATGACTATGATTCTCCCAAGATCATTTGCGCGGCTGCTGACTTCGCAATCTCGAAGAAAGACCGAGCAAATCGCACTTCTCTTACGGTTGGTGGGAAATGTGCGAAGAATCACCTGTGCCCCCTCGATCAACGAGTCGGACGGATGGACTCCTCCGAAATTGTCGACGAATTATTCGACATCCACCGTCAATGGCACCCCGCCGTGTTCTGGGTTGAAACCGGACAAATCTGGCTAGCCCTTGCGCCGATGATCCGGAAGAAGATGCTCGACGAAGATACATTCATCAATTTCGTCGAAGTACAATCCATCGCTGATAAGGCGGCGCGCGGTCGTCCATTTCAACGCCGTATGCGTGGTGGTGGCATTTTCTGGCCGACCGACGCACATTGGTATGAAGGGATGAAGGATGAAATCCTCCATTTCACGGGAAATGCCGACGCCACGCTCGATGACCAATTCGACAGCATGTCGCTCCTGGTGGCGGGTTTCGAGACCCTGTCCAATGTTGAGGACGGTGATTTCGAATCGGATGAAGAACACGACATGCGAGCGAATGACCCCCGTGCGCACGCAGGTCGAGACCAATATACGGGGTATTGAAGGCATATCATGAATTTTTTCGAAAAGCTCAAGAATTTCTCCATCGCCCATCTGGCGCGCAACAGCGAAGATACGATCATCACGGCAACCAAAGAACTCCACGACGAAATCGTGAACGAGGTCAAGAATTTGGTCCATGACATGGTCGGCGATGCGATCGGCGAATATCACAAGATGCTCGTGGAAGCAGGCCGCCTCGTGGCGCCTTCCCACGCCGCGCCGGCTCCCACGACCGCACCGGCTCCGGCCCCCGTCGATACCCCGCCGAGCGCACCCGTGGCCCCGCTCGTGCCTGTGGAGGCCCCCGCACCTGCCCCCGTGGCCGAGCCCGCTCCGAGCGCTTCGGTCGATGTTCCCCAGACCCCCGCTGAAGGAGCCTGATCATGAAGAAGTGCTGCATTCCGACCAAGCAAACCCCTCCTACCAAGGAGAATCCGACGCGTCAGCGTCATCAAGCCGCTTCCGGCGGCGCGAAGAAGTAAGGAGGCCACACCATGGTCCAACCCACGAAGAAGTCCATTTCCGTTCCTGGCGACCACCACGTGAATGTGGTCAAGCAACATCGCCTCGCCGACGGCCATCATTCCACCGTGTTCCCGCAACACGTGGGTGAGAACCATTGGCACGGTGGCCATCGCAATGGCCACATGGGCAGCCACACGTCGCCTGCGCGCAAGACGGGCAAGTAATGTACACGTTCACAGTCGCCGCCAAGCTGGTCGGGGAAACCCGCACGGAGTCGCTGGATGTCTCAAGCATTCTCGGTCCGTCGGATACTCTTACGTCGGCTTCGGCGACTTGTGCTGTGTACTCTGGCACCGACGTTGCCCCTTCGGGCGTCGTCGGTGCCTGCACCGTCGACGCGGTATATAACCTAGTAAATCTCCCATTGACGGGGGGTGTAGCAGGTTGTATCTACCAACTCGTGCTGACCATCGTGCTTTCTACTGGAAGCAAGGTCATGACCGGCTTTCTGGTTGTAACTCCGGACGCAGTATGAAACTCGAAAAGCCAATCAAGCTGTCGAAGAAGTTGTGCAATACACCGAATCTCTGCGATCAATTCGGTGAAGAGGATCTGCGTTCGATTGGTCTCGAAGTCAAGGAAGGGTTTGAACTGGATCTGGAATCCCGTTCACTCTGGCAAAAGCGTTACCAGATGGCGATGGATCTGGCGCTGCAAGTCATGAAGGCCAAGACTTTCCCCTGGCCCGACGCGGCCAACGTGAAATTCCCGCTCATTACGATCGCAGCGATGCAGTGGCATTCGCGTGCGTACCCGACCCTGATCAGTGGCACGGATGTCGTGAAATGTCGAGTGAATGGCCCAGATCCGCAAGGCCAAAAGTCGGCACGTGCGCAGCGGATTTCGAAGTTCATGTCCTGGCAAGTGATGGAAGAGGACGCGGCCTGGGAAGAAGAAACTGACCGCGCGTTCATTCAACTTCCCATTGTCGGGTCCGTTTTCAAGAAGACCCGTCATGATTCCGTTCAAGACATCAATGTTTCGGAAATGGTTCCGGCGAGTGATTTCGTCCTAAATTATTACGCGAAGAGCGTTGAAACCTGCTCGCGCAAGACGCACATTCTGTACAAGCATCGGAATGAAATCGTCGAGAATATGCGTCTCGGCGCATATTACAATTATGAGAGCGAAGATTGGCTAGGCCAGCCCCCGCAACCGGATCCGAAGGACGAGCCCGCCCGTAAGGATAAGCGGACCGGATTGACCGCGCCGAGTCGCACGGACATGCAAACTCCGTTCCAACTTCTCGAACAGCATGTCTTGATGGATTTGGATGATGATGGGTACGCTGAACCCTACATCATCACGTGCGAACGTGTGAGTGGTTGTGTTCTACGTATCGTTTGTGGCTTTGACTGGAGCGATGTCAAACGTATCAACGAGCAAATCGTCCGAATCAAAGCACATCAGTACTTCACCAAGTACGAGTTCATGCCCTCCCCTGACGGCGGAATCTACGGCATGGGTTTCGGAGCTTTGCTCGGACCCCTCAATGCTTCAGTCGACTCCATCATCAATCAACTCATCGATGCAGGGACCCTCGCAACAACCTCGGGGGGTTTCCTGGGACGAGGTGTCAAGATGCGTGGTGGGGAGTATTCCTTCCGCCCGTTCGGATGGCAGCGGGTGGACTCCACCGGTGACGACCTTAGCAAGGGAATTGTCCCTTTCCCAGTTCGTGAGCCATCTAATGTACTATTTCAGCTTCTGGGACTCCTTATTGATTACACGAACCGCATTAGCGGTTCAACTGATATCATGGTTGGGGAGAATCCGGGACAGAATACTCCCGCGCAGACCTCACAATTGATGTCGGAGCAGGGCGCGAAGATCAATTCTGCCATCTTCAAGCGTGTGTGGCGCGGGATGAAGCAGGAATTCTGCAAGCTCTACAAGCTGAATAAGATCTACATCACCGAGAAGCGTGAATTCGGTGAAAAGGGTGGTTGGGTCAATCCGGACGATTTCACGGGTCCGGAAGAAGACATCCGCCCGGCAGCCGACCCCAATCTCACGAGCGATACGATGCGCATGCAACAAGCGCAGATGGTCGCACAGCGCGCGCAGGTGGTCCCAGGTTACGACAAGGAATTGGCTGAACGGAATTTGCTCAAGGCGATGAAAATCGAAGATATCGAGCAAATTTTCCCCGGGCAACAGAAATTCCCTGCTCCCACCCCTCTCAAGATCGCTATCGAGCAGATCAAGGCGGAGAGCGACAAAGACAAGGTCCGTCAACGCATGGCCGAGAAGTACATGGATCTTTCCGTACAGCGCGAGAAGAACCAATCGGACATGGAACTCACCAAGGCTCAAATCGCAGAGATTCTGGCCGGAATTGGTGGAGCCCAGGCAGCGCAGCAGCTACAAGCTTTCGAGCTTATGTTGAAGGCAGGCGAGCGAGAAGATGCGCATTTGGCGCAGATGATGGAAATGTTCAAGGATCTAGGAAATGGACAACCAGGAAAGCCCGATGGACAAGGATCTTCCCCTGGGGGAAGAGGAATTCCAGCAATGGGTCAACAGCCCGGCAACGCAGGCGGTGTTCCAGGGTCTCCGCAAGCAGGTGGAGCAGGCATGTAAGAATTGGGTGGACGGGTGCTATCAAGTGGCCGACCCCAATGTCACCCAACGAGTCAATATGGAAGTCCTCACCAGAATTGACACGTTGAAGGGACTGTTCAATATGACTTTTGAGGACTTCAAGGAAATTTACAATGACTGATATCCAAAACACGTCGGGGCTCAAGCCCGTCGGCCATGCGGTCCTGATTCGTCCGTACGCGGTCGAGGAATACACTGCGGGCGGCATCGTATTGCCGAACTCGGTGCGAGTGAAGGACCAAATTGCCGAACAGAAGGCGGTCATCATCGAAATTGGTCGTTGTGCATGGCGCAATGAACCTGAAGCACGGGCCAAGGTCGGTGACAAGGTTCTGTTTTCGAAGTGGGCGGGGTACCAAGCAGTCGGTCCGGCCGACGGAGACACGTACCGCATCGTGAATGACGCGGACATCTTCACCGTGATCACGTGTGAAGAGAAGATTGAATCTCAACTCAAGGCAGCATGATCATGGAAATCGAACAGGAAGCTCGTGAAATGGGATGGCGTCCTCTGGAAGAATTCCCAGGGGACCCGGAAAAGTTCATCTCGGCCGAGGAATTCGTGGAACGGGGCAAGACCCTGATGCCGATTCTCCGGAAGAACAATGAGAAACTCCACAATGAACTGACCGCAGTCAAGGGTCAGGTTCAGACGCTGTCGCAGAATCTCAAGGACGCTCAGGAGGCGATGGAAAGTTATCGCGAATATGCGTCGACCGCCGCCAAGACTGCATACGACAAGGCTGTGAATGACATCAAGGCCCAAAAGGCCGCTGCCATCGAAGATGGTGACATGCGCGGTGTCATGAAGGCTGATCAAGCGCTCGACGAACTGCGTGAAGCAGCGCCGCAACCCCTGAAGAAGGTTACGGCGACCCCGCCGAGCCCGCCGCCCGCCCAACTCGCGCCCGAATACCTCGAGTGGAAGGCTGAGAATTCTTGGGTTGATACCGACACGGAGAAGACCTCATATGCCGCCGGCATTTCGAGCTATCTCCGGACCCAATACCCGACCCTCATGGGCCGTGCATTCCTCGACAAGTTGACGGAAGAAGTCAATTCGCGATTCGGGTCGCAGAAGCCGGTCAATCGGACCGACGGCGGTCAACGTCAAGGCAATTCCGGCGGCGGAAAGGGCTACGACAGTCTCCCCGCTGAAGCCAAGGCCGCATGCGATCGTATGACGAGCAAGCTCGTCGGCCCGAACAAGGTGTTCAAGACTCAATCTGACTGGCGCAAGCAGTACGCATCTGACTATTTCACGGAGTGATCATGGCCAAGAATCCCCAATTTGAACAAGTACCGGATGTCCCGGCATTCATCGATCGCACCTTGAAAGGTGCTCCCAATGTCGATGAGAAGGACAATAATCCTTCCATCTCCCAAGAAGATCGGGTCGACGCACAGGCATTTCGTCGTATTCCGATGAGCGCGCCTCAGGCGAAGCTCGCAACCCCCACGATCCCGGGGTACCATCTTCACTGGCTCAACGACATCCCCGGCCGCATCAATCAGGCAATTGCGGGCGGATATGAATTCGTGGAGCCGGAGGAGACTTTCGTCAACGACCGCAACCCGGGCTCGCCGTCCGCCGCTTCCGGTTCGTCTGACTTGGGATCCCGCGTTTCGGTGGTGGTTGGTTCGGACGATAAAGGCAACGAAATCCGCGCTTACCTCATGAAGATCCGAAATGAGTGGTACGAGCAAGATCAACAGGCATCGCAAGATCGCGTTGACCAAGTCGCCAACGCGATGCGGCAAGGCAAGGCAAACACGCCGCAGAACCCGGACCGGGATCTGCGTTACACCAAAACCGTGGACCTGAGGACGACCCTTCGGCCCACTGTGAATAGGAGTGCCTAAATATGGCAAACCAAAACGCCCCTGCCGGTCTTGCTCCCGCAATGTACCGGAATGGGAACGTCTGGAATGGTATGGTTCGTCTGTACGCCATCGCGGCGGCGGACACGAATGCCATTTATCCGGGTGATCCCGTCAAAGTTACCGGTGTCGGTGATGCGAACGGTCTTCAGATCGTCACGCTCGCCACTGCCGGTGCCACGTGTCGTGGTGTGGTGGTCGCGCTCGCGACTGCTCTGCCGTACGGTTACCAAGGCGGTCCGCTGATCAACTTCAACGATCTGACCAAGACTTTCCGCCCGTCGGGTGCGAATGCCCAGGTCTACTACGCTGCAGTGGTCGACGATCCGGACGTGCTGTTCGAAATCCAGGAAGCGTTCACCGCCTCCCCGATCCAGGCAGCCAACATGGCCAAGAATGCCAACTTCGTGTACGCCGCTCCGGCTACCGGTGTTGCATTCTCGGGTGTGACCCTGGATCCGACGACCGTTGCCGTGACCGCCACGCTCAATCTGAAGATCATTCAGGCTGTGCAGCGTCCCGACAACACGCCGTATACGACCTACCAGCGCTTCCTGGTGGAAATCAACAATCACGACTTCAGCGGCGGCATCGCCGGTCTGTAAGCCGTAATCAAGGAGAAATACCATGGCAGTTGGTGGCGTTATCACCACTGGCGCGCACCCGAAGGCCCTTTGGCCCGGCGTGCACGCCTTCTGGGGTCAAGTGTTCAACGAACACCCCCCGGAGTATCCCGACCTGTTCGATATCGATGAATCGGACATGGCCTATGAAGAAGATGTCCAGGTAACTGGCTTCGGTCTCGCGCAGGTCAAGGGCGAAGGTGCTCCCATTTCGTTCGATTCGGAAATCCAGGGTCCCGTGACCCGTTACGTCCACGTGGCGTATGCCCTGGGTTACATCGTGACGTACGAAGAGCTTCGAGACAATCTCTACGAGAAAGTCTCGATGCGCCGTGCGAAGGCCAATGCGTTCTCCATGGTGCAAACCATCGAGAACATCGCGGCGGGTTTTTATAACCGTGGCTTCAACACGTCGTACACCCTCGCTGATGGTCAACCGCTGCTGTCCGCCGCTCACCCGTTCACCACGGGTGGTAGCTTCAGCAATGTGCTGACCCCGGCGGCGGACCTTTCCGAGGCGGCACTGGAAGACATTTGCATTCAGATCATGGGCTTCCAGACCGATCGTGGTCTGCTCGTGAATTTCATGCCGATGTCGCTCCACGTTCCGCGTCAGGAATGGTACAATGCGAACCGGATCCTGAAGTCTGTTCTGCAGAATGACACTTCGAACAACGCGATCAACGCCCTCCAGGCCACGAACGCGTTCCCGAAGGGCATCCGCCTGAATCACTACTTCACCGCTCCTCATGCGTGGTTCGTCCGGACCAATGCGATGAACGGTCTGCAGTTCTTCTGGCGCGATCACCCGGTCTTCGACCAAGACAATGACTTCCCGACGAAGAATGCGCTGGCGGCAACGTACATGCGCTTCTCGCTCGGTTGCACGGATCCCCGTGCGATCGCGGGTTCGAACGGACCGTAATAGGTCAAGTGCCGGGGGGTCACTTAATACCCCCCGCCTCCTTCCAGGTGCGTCGGACAACCGGCGTGTTGGAATTCCCAATGCCTAAGGAGCATCACCATGGCCAATGCAACTCGTTTCCCCAAGGGTCTGTCGACCTTTGCTCAGCGGCACGTGCTCAACACGTACCCCATCGCAACTTCCCCGAGCCAAATCTCGTTCTCGGAAGACTTCATCCCCTACCGTGCGGCGGACTACCAAGTCACGAATACCAACGGTACGGTTACTTCCCTCAATTTCCCCAGTGGTGCGATCAAACTCGCGACTGCTGGTTCCACGGCGGCGGACGCGATCCAGATCACCCGCAACGGTGGCGGTGCTCTGACGACTGGCATGCCGTATGCCTTCCTGCCGGGCACCCAACTCTGGGCCAATTTCCGCGTCGCCTATCCGCGTACCGTTCTGAACGCCAATGATACGACCATCGTGGTCGGCCTGAACAATGCGATTAGCGGTATCGGTACGAACGCCATCTACTTCAACAAGCCGTCCGGCGGTACTGCCATCAATCTGGTGATCAAGCAGAATGGTACGGTCACCACGATTCAGAACATCGGTGATTATGCGCTTCCGTCGGGTCTGTTCGGTGATGCTCAGTCACTGAATGGTATTCTGTCCTCGACCATCGCAGGCGGCGCGTTTACTGGTGTGACTGTCAACACCCCGGGTGCTGGTTACGGCGTGCCCCCGCTGGTGCTTTCGACGGCCACGGCAGCTGGTACCGTCGGCAGTATCCCGGTTTGGGCTGGTCTCGGTAGTGCGGCGTTTGCTGCGAATACCGGAAATCAAGTTTTTTCGACCGGTCTCCCGTACGCATCGCTCTTTGCGCCGTTCATCAACAATCCGGGTTCCGGTTTTACGAATGCTGGTCCGCTGACGACGCTGCTCGAAGTTGAACCGTGGCTCGATCTCTCGATCTATTGGGATGGCAAGAACTCGATTGACATCGGCATCAACGGTCGCATCGTCCTCAGCATCACGTCGACTGGTATCACCAATCTGGCGGCCGGCGGCACGATCAACAACGCCACCCAGGCCAGCGCGAGCTACTTCTGTACGACCAATCTGGCGGTGGGTGTGAGCCCGGTGGCACAATTGGCCGGTACTGCGCTCGGTCTGCTCCCGCAAGGTGCGCTCGCCCCGACGATCATCGTGACCAACACCACGGCGAACGCCCGAAGCTTCTACGCTTCTGAAATCGACATGGCGGTGGAGTACCTCTAAAATGGAAAAGGCCTTCATTGCTCGCATGATCGGCGGCGGCTCCAAAAATCTGCTCTTGCAGGTTCAGGGCCAGTGTGAGACGAATTTTGTGGAAGGATGGAAGCCAGTCTTCAATATGAAGCAGCTGAAGCATCCGGCCAACTATCTTCGCCTCGATGCTGTTCATTATGCCATCTCTGAAGGCCTTGAACTCCAG